TAATTACAACATCTACAGAGACTACCTCAAACACAACGACAGTCGTTGTGCCTCCAGAAGTTATTACCACAGATACCACGTCTGAGTCTACTTCACATTATTCAGAATTAATTAGATTCTTAAGAAGTAGAAATATTGAATTTGACATTAAGGGACTCAGACCATTAACCAAGTTTTATTCTTTCTTTGAGGGGATTGATGTATCAAGTTACATCACACCAAAGCTTCTTGAAATTCAAATGGTCTCCGGTAGATTCCGGGTGGGAGAGACCGTAGAAAGCGATCCACACTTTACCACGGGTAAAATTAAGTTTAGGGTTTGCACTCCAAATCATAGAACCGGGCTTCATAATGCTCCTTCTGAAATTTATAAGCTCAATCCATACACCCAAAGAGAATTTGAGATTAATTATAGTGAAACCTCTACAGTACTAAACGTTGATACCAGGGCTCTTCAACTTCAATCTGAAGTTGACTTTTATGGCTCTGTGTCCACAGGTATGAAGTTAATTGGTAAAACTTCTGGAGCAGTAGCAACTGTTCGTGAGATTAGATTAATCTCCGATAATCAAGGAAGACTAATTGGTTCCTTATTCGTTCCAGATCCTAATGTTCCAGGAAATCCCAAATGGATAAATGGTGAAAATACATTTACTGTCATTGACGTATCTACCCTAACTCAGTCAAGTATTGATGAATTTATCTCAAATACAAGAGTAAATCAAAGCTCCGCTGAGGCTGAATTCAGTTCTTCTGGTGAAATCAACACTACTGATATTAATCTACTAACAACAAGAAATATTAAAATTATTCCATCACGGAATATTAATACTACTACAATTACAAATACAACAACAAACTCAACTACATTCTCTGGGCAGTCAGCTTTATGGGAATCTTCAGACCCACTAGCACAATCATTCTATGTGCGCGAAGAGACTGGTATTTTCTTAACTTCTGTTGATGTGTTCTTTGAGACAAAGGATGATACCATTCCAGTAACTTTACAAATCCGACCGATGGTTGCTGGGGCCCCAAGTAATATGGTAGTTCCTCTCTCAGAGGTAACACTAGACCCAGACCAGATTAATCTATCTACAGATGGTAGTGTTTCTACAAAGTTTGAATTTGTTTCTCCAATTTATCTACCCGGCCCACAACAACTCAATGTTAGAAGTGCTCCAATAGGAAGCCAGCAAACATCAGAATTTGCAATTGTACTTCTTTCTAATAGTCCGCAATATAGAGTGTTTATTGCTGAAATTGGTAAGAGAGACATCCAAACAAATGTTCAGCTATCACAGCAACCAACTCTTGGTAGTCTATTTAAGTCTCAAAATGGTTCTACTTGGTCTCCGGCTCAGCTTGAAGATTTAAAATATCGTATCAATAGAGCCGAGTTTAAGACCGAGGGATTAGTAAGAATGTTTAATCCCGTCCTATCTCTTGGAAATGGAAAAGTCACCGTAACTGGCGAAAATCAATTCCAACCCCTTTCTAAGAAAATAGTTGTCGGTCTTGGTTCAACTGGTTATAATTTTTCTGAGATTGTTCCTGGTATTACAATAACTCAAGGGACTGCATCAGGAACTCTAACTGGAATTGGTGGTTCCATTAGTGTTGGAACTGGAGTAACAGTAACTAATGCTGGATTTGGTTATACCCCATCTTCCGGTTCTTATACATTTAATGCGGTTAATTTAAAAACCGAGACTGGTTATGGTCAAGGTGCTACTGCTAATGTAACCGTAAGTTCAGGTTTAATCTCTAGTGTGACAATTACTAATGGTGGTAATGGTTATCAAGTTGGTGATTCTCTGATCGTTCCAGATTTGGGTAAAAATGTTGGTTTTGGAGGAAAGGTTGTTGTTGAATCTATTTCTTCAAACAACACTTTTGTCTTAGATAAAGTACAAGGAACTTTTAATGTTGGTATTTCAACATTATATTATAAGAACTCTTCTGGAATTACAACTGTAGTTGGTTCTGGGGTTACAGCCTCCAGTATTACTCCAGACCAATATTACACTGGTACTCATATGAAAATTTATCATATGAACCACGGTATGCATTCAACTGAAAATTATGTGAAGATAAGTTCCGTTCGTCCAGCACAAACAGAAACAAACAGTAAAACAACAAGTGCTCTAACAGTTTCTAGTCTTTCTATTCCCCTAATTAGTGCTGCTGGGTTTGAGACTTTTGAAGGCGTTGGTGTGAGCACATCAAATCCTGGTTATGCGATCATAGGAAACGAAATCGTTGAGTATACCTCAGTAGCTGCAAATACTCTCACTCTATCACAAAGAGGTATAGATGATTCTGAGATTCAATCTTATGACATTAACATCCCCGTTTACAAGTATGAGTTTAATGGCATTTCTCTGAGAAGGATTAATAAGGTGCATAATTTTGCTGAAATAGATGACTCCACTATTCATCAGATTGATCTTAATAGCTATTTTATTAAAATTGATATGGGTCAAACTGACTTTGATGGTAAAGTTATTGGAACAAACCGGGAAAATGACCTTTACTTTAAAGAAACCATTCAAACTGGGAGAACTGGTGCTTTACTAACAAATAACATTCAATTTGAGGCAATCACTCCAAATATAGCCTACATTCTCCCAGCAAAAACTAATTTAACCTCTAAAATTAGAACATTTAGTGGCACTAGTGTAAGCGGAAACGAAACTTCCTTTGTTGATAATGGTTATAACGAGATTCCTCTAAATCAAACCACTTATTTTAACGCTCCCAATCTAATTTGTTCTGAAATTAATGAAAGTAGATTTATTACTGAATCTCCAGGAAATAGGTCTCTAAGTTTTGAATTCTTAATGTCAAGTAGTGATTCAAGAGTATCTCCTGTTATTGATACTATTAGAACCTCTGCTATTTTAACTTCAAACTTAATCAACAGCCCCGTTGGAATTGAAACATCTGGTTATGCAAATGATGACTCTATTAGAAGTCTTTACAATGATAAGCACTCCACAATTTACATTTCAAGTCCAATTGGATTAAAGCTACCAGCAAACTCCATCAAAGTTCTATTCTCTGCGAGTCGTAATAACCTAAACGACATTAGAGTTCTTTATCAAATTTTTAGAGCTGATTCTCCTTATTCTTCTCAAAATTATGAGCTTTTCCCCGGCTATTCAAATTATTACATTGATGGACAAGGAATTAAGAGAGTCTTAGATGCTTCATTAAATGATGGTTCTGCTGATTCTAAGATTGTACAAACCAGTGATAGAAGCTTTAAAGATTACGAATATTCTGTGGATGATCTTCCCGACTTTACTGCTTTTGCAATTAAAATTGTAATGGCATCTGAAAATCAAGCAACTCCTCCGATTATTAAAGACCTAAGAGCGATTGCTACTGTTAAGCCCAGAGTATAAATATGACTTATTACAAGGTAAAGGATAAGGATCATCTTATCCGCGATGTAGATACAAATGCAATTATCAATACTGATGAGACTGGATATCATCAGTACATTGAAAATTACAAAAGAGCCTTTTCGGAGGCTCAAAGAATTAAAAATTTAGAATCTGAAATGAGTGAGATTAAATCCGATCTAAGTGAAATAAAAAATTTATTGAGGAATCTTTTAAAATGAATCCTAATGACATAAAACTTGAAGATATGAATAAAGCGTTTGAGTATGAAAAATTAGCTCGGGACATTGATGCATTAAATAGTATGGATGATTTGAAAAATCTTTCAAAATGCTATCTTAAAATGTATTTAAAACAACAAGAAGTCATCTCTAAACTATAATGGCAAAACCATCCTCAAGGCAAGAACTCGTTGATTACTGTAAAAGAAAACTGGGGGCTCCAGTTTTAGAAATCAACGTTGCTGATGAACAAATAGATGATCTTATTGATGATGCTCTTCAGTTGTTCAATGAAAGACATTTTGATGGCGTTATCAGCACTTTCTTAAAATATGAAGTTCTTCAAGAAGACATTGATCGGGGTAAGGCATCTCTTAATCCAAGGGGGAATGTTACAACTTCTGGTATTACAACAGAAACAACATCTGCGGTAATTAACGGAGAAACAAAAACTTTTACATACCACGAAAACAGCAACTATATTCAAATCCCAAGTTCAGTAATTGGGGTTAATAAGATTTATCAATATGATGGGTCTTATAGTATGTCAAGTGGTATGTTTAGTATTAAATATCAAATGTTTTTGAATGATATTTACTATTGGGGTTCTACCGAACTTTTGACTTATTCTATGACCAAAAGATATCTTGAAGATATGGATTGGATTCTCAACCCACAAAAGCAGATTAGATTTAATCAAAGAATGGATAGGCTCTATCTTGACATTGATTGGAACACATTAAAAGCTGGGGAGTTTTTAATTATTGACTGTTATAGATTATTAGACCCAAATGATTATCCAAAAGTTTGGAACGATTCATTTTTAAAGATGTACCTAACAGCCTTGATTAAACGCCAATGGGGTCAAAATCTAATTAAATTCCAAGGTGTTAAACTTCCTGGTGGCATTGAACTCAATGGGAGACAAATTTATGATGATGCTCAAAGAGAACTTGATATTATTATGGAAAGAATGGATACTTACTACCAGATCCCTCCACTAGACTGCATAGGCTAATTTAAATGTTAAATCCATTCTTCCAACAGGGTACTAAAGCAGAACAGGGGCTCATTCAAGATCTTATCAATGAGCAACTAAGAATGTATGGAGTGGATGTTTATTACTTGCCAAGACAATATTTAACCAAGAAAAAAATAATTAGAGAAGTCGTAGAATCAGAATTCAGTACAGCATTTCCGATAGAAGCATACATTGAAACCTATGATGGTTACGAGGGTGCTGGGACAATGTTTACAAAATTTGGCGTTCAGCCAATGAATGATTTATCTCTTACTATCTCAAAAGAAAGATACGAAAACTATATTTCGCCTTTAATTCAAACTGTCCCAAATATTGAACTGTCCACAAGACCCAAAGAGGGAGATTTAATTTATTTTCCTCTTGGAGATAGATTATTTGAAATCAAGTTTGTAGATCACGAGATTCCATTTTATCAACTCCAAAAAACTTATGTTTATACGTTAAGATGTGAACTGTTCCGTTATCAAGATGAACTTATCATTACTGGTATTGATAATATTGATGATAACACACAAGGTCAAGGTTACTCAGAGACCTTTAAAATGGTTGGAATCGGTAGTACAGCAACCGCAGTTGCTTCTATTGTAAACGGGGGTGTAACAAGTGTTACGGTAATCAACCGTGGAGATGGGTATATAACTGCACCTACTGTTGGTTTCTCTTCTGCCCCAATTAATGGACTAACTGCGGCTGGAATTGCAACAATGATTAGTGGCATCACTGATCTTTGTGAACCCAATCCGAGCCTTTTAAGAGTGCAAGGTGTTGAAATTATAAATGCTGGTTATGGGTACACTGTTCCTCCGGCAGTGTCATTCTTTGGGGGCGGAGGCTCTGGAGCAAGAGCAATTGCCTCAATTGGAGATGGTGTAGTTGGGGTTATAACAGTCACCAGTGGTGGTAGTGGTTATGCTGAACCCCCCACAGTAACCTTTGTTGGTGTTGCAAGCACTGCGGCACAAGCAAGTGCTGTTGTTACAAATGGATCTATTAGTGAAATAAGAATTATCAACACTGGAGTAGGATATACTGTTACTCCACAAATTATTATTGGTGATCCGTATATGGTTGGATTCGGAACTTTTGAACTAGGTGAGTTAGTTGTTGGCACTGCAAGTAGCATTACAGCAAGAGTTAAATCTTGGAATGCTGTTACAAATTCTCTTGAACTTTCTTCTATTACTGGGGTTTTTAGTCCAGGTGAAATTCTCACCGGACAAACCTCAGGAGCTTCTTATAAAATACAAGATTTGCGAGAAGATTTCCAGAAGGATCCATACCCACAAAATGGAGATTTTAATGATGAAACAAGAGATGTAATTGATTTTTCTGAGACAAATCCTTTTGGTATGCCATAAAATGATTAAATAGTTAGATACGGGGCACTAAAATGTTTGGATACTTTTACTACGCCATTTTACGAAAGATAGTCAATTGCTTTGGGGCTCTGTTTGACAACATTTATGTTGTAGGTACGGATAACGAGGGTGACGTTTTTTCTACCATTAAAGTGCCAATTCGTTATGGTCCTACTCAAAAGTTTCTTGCCCGAGTGGAGCAAGTTCCAGATTTGAATAAACCGATTCAAATCACCTTACCAAGAATGTCATTTGAAATAATTGGAATGACGTATGATTCTTCTCGTAAGGTAACTACAACCCAAACATTTTTAGTAAGAGATCCAAATAATAATTGCGCTGTCAGAAAAAGTTTTCTTCCTGTTCCTTATAATATAAACTTTGAGTTGAGCATCTTCACCAAGAAAAATGATGATATGTTTCAAATTATAGAGCAAATTGTTCCATATTTTCAGCCATTTTACACAATGACAATTGATTTGGTTGAAGAAATTAATGAGAACCGAGATGTTCAGGTGAATCTTGATAACATTGTAATGACAGATAATTATGAAGGCGATTATCTTGAAAGAAGGGCCCTGATTTGGACACTCAAATTTACGGCAAAAACATACTTTTTCTCTCTTATTCCAAGTGCTTCCGATGTTTCCAAAGATATTATCAATCGTGTATCTATTGGATTTGTTGCTGGGGATACTGGCGGCGTGAATGCAGCAAGAGATGCCTCAACTGTTATCTTACCGAGAGCAATTAAAAATTATACTGGAGAAGCAACAACTACATTAACAGAAAACATAGTTGCATCTGATATCATTATTACTGTATCAGATGCAACTAATATACCTGTGAGTTCCTACATAGTTATTAATGACGAAGAAATTCTTGTGAAAGCTAAAAATGGCAATAAGCTTACAGTGGAAAGAGGAAAAGATTCAACCCTCGCAACTTCCCACGTTCTGGGCGCAGAAATATTTAAGCTTACTGATGCAGATAATGCTTTGGTCAAACCTGGAGACCTATTTGGATTTATTGGAGACCTGAAGTGATGACTAAGAAATTTGATGCTTTAAATAAAACATTTAACATTGAGAGTGAGGTAGTAGCTACTGAAATAGAAAAGGTAGAATCTCCTGAAATTGAATTAAAAGAAAAAGAAGAAAAAATAGATGAATTATTAGATAAAGATTTTGAATTAATTCGTGGTGTATTGCATTCCACATTATCTAAGTCTCAAGAAGCTCTTGATTGTGTTTTAGAACTTGCCCAAGAAACTAACAGCCCTAGGGCCTATGAAGTTGTTGGGATGATTGTTAAAAGTATCAATGATACTTCTAATCAGGTTATGGAGCATCATAAGAAGAAGAAAGATTTAAAAAAAGATACCTCAGATTCTGGCCCAACTAACATCACAAATAATGCTCTTCTATTTTGTACTACAGCAGAATTATCAAAAATGTTAAAGGAGCAGTTGAAGGCACCGCAAGATGATAAATAATTAAAAAATGATTTCTTTAGCAGTTAAAGAGCTTGAAAAAAAGCTACTAAAATTAGATGATATTTCTTATGATTCAATAGACCGTCTTATGAGGTCTATTATGAAAAAAAGAGATGTAACTGCTAAAGAATTGCATTATGGCTTTGTAGATAAGCACAATTGTACTCCAGACGAGTGGGTTCGCAAGCAAATGAAAAATAAAGACCTACAAGAAGGTAAAGGTTCTGATATTCTTAATGGTGCAGAAATTTCAACCAGAAGAGTTTCGCCCAGAAAGAAAATAACTCTTCCTGATGCAGAGCGGCACAGTCCAGAAGCAACAAAGTTAGTAAAAAAAGAATTAGCCAAGGTCAGTTTACCAATTATACCTAAAAAACAACTTAATAATAATTACATTTCTTTAGTTGATAAAATTTTATCTGAAATTCAAGAGGAATGTAATAATAGCTGTAAGGGTGAATCCTGCCCTTGTCACGGAGTGGCTGCTTGTCCCACCAAAAAAGTAAAGTCTATTGGGCAAATTGCAAAAAAACATAAGGTTTCGGAAGAAGATATTGAAACTCAATTAAAAATGGGGGTTAAGGTAGAGCACGAACATACAAATAACAAAAAACTTGCTCGTGAGATTGCTCTTCAGCATTTAGAAGAAAAACCTGATTATTATACTCGTTTAAAGAAAATGGAAGCATCTGCAAAGAAAGAACACAAAAAATTTAAAGATGTGAATGAAGGTTTTCTAGATAAACTAAGAGGAAGAAAGCAGGTTGGAACTACTGGTTCTGGTGGAAAAGTTTATGTTTCTACAAGAAAAAAACCAAGTAATTTAAAATATGAAACAAATCCAGATGAAGAACAGGCAAAAGTTGATATCAAAATAAAAAAAGAAGTTGATAGTGGACAATATAGTGACCCTTGGTTAAAAAGTGCTCCACACGCAGAAAGAAAGCAACACTATAGACAACTGAGAGGAGAATCTGTGGAAGAAAAAAGATACTGCCCACTGTGCGATAAGAGAGAGTCAAGATCTGAATGCTCTTATGGTGAAAAGGCATGGGATAAGGTATCAGTAAAGGATGAAGAATATTCAATGGTTCGTTCAGAACTTTCAACTATGGCAGATGCAATTAAGAGATTGCAAATGAAGGTTGGAAAGGGAGAAGGTAATTTAGAAGCATGGGTACAATCAAAAATAACAAAAGCATCTGATTATATTGATACTGCTGCTGATTATGTTGCTGGTGGTGAAATGGATGAAGCATGTTGGAGTGGATATAAGCAAGTTGGAATGAAAAAGAAAGGTAAAAAAAGTGTTCCAAATTGTGTTCCGGTAAGCGAGAATCAACTTGTAAATCAAATTTTAGATGAACTTATAGAAGCATCAAAATCAGGCGACTCTTCTCTTCATGACTGGTTTTCTAAAAGCAAATCTAATGATGATACTCCGGGTTGGGTTCAAATCGGTGGGCCATTTGCTGGGGCTCCTTGTGCTCGCCAACCCGGCCAGAGGTCAACACCAAAGTGTGGAAGTTCTAAAATGGCAGCAGATTTAACAGATAAAGAAGAAGAAAGAGCCTTTAGAAGAAAAAATAGAAAAGATCCAGATCAACCAGAAAAATCAAATGGGGCAAAGCCGACTTATGTTAAAACCGAAGAAGTAAATCTTGAAGAAGAAAAGGATGCTTGCTATCATAAGGTAAAATCCAGATATAAAGTTTGGCCTAGTGCTTATGCCTGCGTCCCAGAAAAAACATCCAAGGCCCTTTGTAAAGATGGATGGAAAACAGTAAATGAATTAAACCTTGGTGATGAAATACTAACTTATAATATGGAGAAAGATATATTAGAATTTAAACCAGTATCTAATATTCATCGTTATCAAAAGGTAAAAACAAAAGTATTACAAAGTGGAAATACTGGATTTGTATTTGAATCAACTGATAATCACAAATGGGTAGTAAAATTACCAGAATCAAAATCAACTAGAATAAGTAAATATAATAAAATAAATAATATGACTTTAATTGAGACTGGTAATTTATTAAAAAGTAAAAGTAACAAACATTTAGTTGTTGCAGCACAATATAATTCAGGTCAACCCACAAAAAAAAATTTCTTGTACAAATATGGGGATAACTGGATAGAATATATTTTGAGCATTAGTCCGGAACAACGTCAAACGTGGTTGTTTAGTGCCATAGTATACGATGGTAATCAAAAACGAGTAGAAAGGTTAACTGAGCAACGGGATGGGGTTAGTGATTTAGATTATATCTATACAAGTCCAAATGGAAATCAATCATTTGGATTTAAACAAAAAAACATAGAGCACCGCGATGCATTTTTATTAGCAGCATTTTTAAATGGTGGCACTGTGACCTGGAAAGAACATTCAACTAATCCAATTTATTGTTGCCATTATGTTAGTAACAAACGTTATAAAAATACTAGTAATTTACGTCTAATTGAGGAAAATATTGCTGATGTGTGGTGCCCTGAAACAGAGAATAATACTTGGGTAATGATGCAAGAAACTAATGGCTGTGGGATCATTACTATAACTGGTAATAGTGGCGCATTAGTAAAATGTCGTAAGGTTGGAGCGGATAATTGGGGCGAAAAAACAAAAGAAAGTGTGGACGAGGCAGTAAAATTACCTTCTGAATATGGAAATGTTCTTTCCATTATTATCTCTTGGAGAGGAAGAACTATTATGTCACAAATGTTCTTCCCACAAATTCGGGTTCCCAATAAAAAACAAATAGAATTTGAAGTTGGTAAAGTATATCCAGAAGCTCGGGTAATTTCTTATAAGTTATCACAATACGATGTAAATCAACCAATTATTCAAATTTCTAATAGTCGCTCAAGAAATTACCTTTTAAACAATAAGACTATTGGTGAAGAGGTTGAATTAGGTAAACCCTATAGAACTCCTGATGGTCCTAAAAAATTTGCTGTTAAAGTAAAAAATGAAAAGGGAAACATCATTACTGTAAGATTTGGCGACCCCAATATGGAGATTAAACGTGACGATCCAGAAAGATTGAAATCATTTAGAGCCCGTCATAATTGCGAGGATCCAGGCCCCAGAACCAAGGCACGGTATTGGTCTTGTTATCAATGGAGAAAAGGGCATAAGGTTGAAGATTAAGATCATTAAATACCTTATTAATGATTCTTCATAATGTCAGATAATTTTTATTTGGGTAATCCCCTGCTGAAGCGAACTAATGTTCCGATGAACATTAGTTCAGAGCAAGCGTTGGAGTTTGCAAAATGTATGGATGATCCCATTTATTTTGCAAAAAAGTATGTAAAAATTGTAACTCTTGATCACGGCCTCCAACCGTATCAACCTTATCATTTTCAGGAGAAGATGATAAGAACTTTTCACGAAAATAGATTTAGTATTTGTAAGCTTCCTAGGCAGAGTGGTAAAGCTTTAGCTTTAGATACTCCAATACCAACTCCTGATGGTTGGACAACCATGGGGGATCTAAAAGTTGGTGATGATATTATTTCACCATCGGGAGATAGGGTTTCAGTGATAATGAAAACTGAAACAATGTATAATCATGATTGCTATAAAATATGTTTTGATAATGGTGAAGAAATAACAGCAGATGCGGATCATTTGTGGGAAGTTAATAGCTCATATTGGGACACTGGGAAAAAAATATTAACCACAAAAGAAATCTCTAATGCATATAGTAAAAAAAATCCAAATAAAAGAGGTCTTGGTGTAGAAGGAGCATATTACATAAACATAACAAATCCTATTAAAACTTTTTATGATTCTTCTCTTCCTATTGATCCTTATCTATTAGGAGTTTGGTTGGGAGATGGATATTCTCAAGATTCAAGAATTATCGCACATAAAGATGATTTTGAAATCT